CAAAGCTAATGCCTATGGTATTAAAAGAAAATGGGCGTTGGAATGGTCATGTTTCTTAGGACAATTATGCAACGGTCAGAAGTAGAAATTATATGTAATCACATGCTAGGCAGAGTGATTGTATCTTGTGAAGCATTACATGGCGATAGCACTATAGTCATCACATTAGATGACGATAGCATGATAGAAATTAGTGGTGAAGAACTAGCTATCTATGGTGAACTAACACCAATGGATGACTAGACGCAGATAATCACACCATTACTACCAACCTGACAGACGGTTACAGACCCATCAGGTGCAAGAATAGTAGTAGTTTGAGCCATAACCTGTTCTGTTCCCCAAATAGCTAATGCAGCTAATACCACGATAAATACCCAATATATTTTACTCATCATCAAACCTTTGTAATTGAGCTTCTAGTTCTGGTGGAATTTCAACTTCATCATCTTTAGTAGCATCTAATAACTTGTTCTTATACCAATCAGACTTTTCTAAATCTTGTTGTGGATTATCTTTAAAAGGATAACGTAAGTCATATTTGAGCTTACAACCTTTTAGATACCCAATATACTCTTCTTTAGTCAAACGACTTTTAATCACATCTATTGCCTCTATACCGCCCACTAAGTAATGCGGTGGTCTATTCACTAAATCAACCATTCTTATCCCCTTATAAAAAATAAATCAATTAACTGATAACAACCATAAAAAAACCAACCCATACCACCAACAATCAACAACCATACTACCACTTCTAATATCTTTTCTGCTCGTCCCATCTGCCATACTCCCTTCCTACAGTTACAGATACATATTTCCTATTCTTAAATCTTTTATCTAATTCATTGCTATAAGTCCACTTAGGCAAAGTAAAGTATCCTTGGCTTTCTAAATACTTTAACCTAGTTCTATTAGTTACGCATTCTTGCACAATTTCTTTAATGCTGCAACCAGGATGTGCAGTAATATAGCCAATAATAAATTTTGCTTGTCGTTGGTCGTCTAGTTTAGTGTACATCTTTAACTCCATGCAATTGTTCTATAAGTCTAGCAAACTTAAATATCTTTTCAAGTGTAACAAGTTGGTCACCTTTACCAAATGCTTCTTTATATATCTTAATTATTTCTTCTTGGGTTAGTGGTTTAGAGTCCACCATGTGCCTCCGTTAGTTTCTTACTATCGTATTTAGATAATCCTTTATATTCTTCTACAGGTTCACCAGGCACTAATGGTGTTATCTTAATATGATGCGTTGTATTCTTTAAGTCGTTTAAGTATGAGAGTTGGTTAGGATGAAATGACCATAAATAAGACTTCTTTAAATCACCAGACCTAACATCAAATTCCTCATAAAGCCATGCTACAGGTTCTTTTTTAGCCATTAGTAAAACACCATCCTTCCAATTGTAACATTAGGTTTTTTGTTCCAGATATATTTCATATCTATACTATCGTCATGGAAGTATAAACTATTCCCTACAGGGTTTGCATGCTTTTTAAAAAGTACTGTATCTATTACAAGCAGCTTAGTTTTAAGTAATGCTTCTTGGTCTATGTTCTTTTCATTAGCTTTCATCATGTTTTCTATACCAACGAACTGTCCCCTAGCATAAACTACTTCACAAGCATCACGACCAAATCGTTTAGACCTAACTCTGTTCATAATGACATTAATAACCCCTAGCTTTTCTTCTAGTGATTGCATGTTGACTTCTGTATAAACAGCAGTCGCTATACAATGTACATCATGTTCTGAAATATGTATATCCATGATACCTTTCTAATGATTATCCTGTGTCTAGCAAACTCACATAAGCGTATAATTCCATTATATTGTGCAATTAAGCATAATATATTAATTAAGGATAAATACCATGTGGACAACTCCAGCAGCTACAGAAATGCGTTTTGGCTTTGAAGTGACTATGTACGTAATGAACAAGTAATTCCAATGCTTATGGGGATGCGCCTTAAAATGGCACATCCTCATCTGTACCTTCAACAGCAGGTTTAGCACGTTTTTCAGTTTTAACTCCAATAGGTCCAGAATATAAAGGTTGCTTTGAGCCAGGCTCAACATTATTTTTATATAATGCACCGCTAATTTCTATACCATCAACATTAGCTGAAATTGATATATATTTTTTTCCATCTTTTTCTTTTAACCAACCAGCCATTTTGTTTGTGTTATCATACTCAGCCATATACTACTCCTTTAGTTTAATAATTGTTTGTTCTACTTCGTCTAAAAACTTAATCACTTCTGCTTCTAATTCTCCTATGTAAGTATCATCCCTGTCAACCCTAGCTACAAATAGTTGTAGTTCTTCAGGGAAGTTAGGATTATAGCTTACAAAGTCTACCCATCTAGCACCGGTGCAAGCTAACTGCCATTGCATCTGTGGAATGTATTTACTAGGAACTGACTTACTCATAAGCGTATTAGTATGGGTTGTTTCTATAGGACATTTAATCTCTATAAGACCTGCATACTTACCCTCTTCTTCTGCATTTACAGCTCCGTCAGGACTAGCACCACTATTCTTAATAACAGGATGGTCAAAGAAACCGACCTCAGTTACAGATACCCCTCTAGTTCGCATATAAAGCTCCCTAGCAGCACTTTCTCTTTCAATACCATCTAGCATAGCCTGATTAACAAAACTATCGCCTTTCTTGCCTGTAAGACGTTCTGATACTAATTGAACAAGGTAGTTTTGACGTGATGTAGATACGCCTGTTTTAGTCTTGGCGATAACATCCGATATTCTGGATGCTGTCACCTTGCCTAATCGTTGCTGAAACCACTCATCTGTGCGTTGTTCTATCATAGAAAGTCCTTGCTAGATACTGCCTTTAGAGCTGGTTGTTCAGCATCAGGAGCTATGTCTTCACCAGAATATATGTACAAGCCGATACCATGTAATGCAATAGCTTTAGCTAAACAACGCTGCATAGCTGTGTTAACTGCCATAGCATCAGGGTTAGGAATAGCTTGGTTTCTAAAGTTAAGCACAGGTAATTGTGAAGTCATAGATTTACCAAAAGCATGGACTGTGCAGAATACCATAAGCGTTTCACCAAACTGTTTAGGCTCGCCATAAGTCCATGTAGCAGTTGGGTCTTGCTGTAAAAGAGTATCTACAGCCCAAGCCCATGATAAGTATGATAGACCATTCTTTTTCTCAATGTGGTCTGATACGTTAATCTTACGTAGTTCATTATAGTTCATCTTTTCTCTCTCCTTCTGTTGTAATTCGTGTTGGTGTTGTTCCATCATCACCTGGTCGTAATGTTGTTGTTGTGACATTTGCTCTCTCCCATTTGTCGTTATCTAATTTAAGTTCGTCATTCAATCGTTTAAGAATATCTGCTATGTGTTCTAGTTTTGTAGACATAACATCCCCACTATAATTAAAACTAATATGACAGTCAAGATATTTGTTGTTATATGTTCTTCATGCTCTGTATCGTCATGTTTATAGTCAACACCATATCTTTCACGATAACTTCTAGGTGTTTTATAATCCCATTGGTTATACCAGGTATTATGTCTATCCTTTTCCCATCCAAATTTATCCATTATATAGCTCCTGCTAACTTACCCATGATTTGCAAGCAAAGCCACACATAAGCCCAAAATGCTACTGATAATACTATCATTGTTGAAATTTTCATGTCTCTCTCCTAAAGTTGACAAACGAACTTTAAACTCATAAAAAACACCTGTCAAGTATTTTCTATAAAAAAAATAGTTTGCATATAGAATTTACCTATGTTAGTGTTTTGCTCCATGGACATATTGCGTTACATTATATTAGATGAATTTGACGGAAAACCGCTAAGAGCCTTTAGTAACAAGGCATCTGCTAAATGGTTTTTAGAGTCAAGACCTAATTGCAAGCTCCATATTTTGCCTAAAGCAAAAGTTGTTCTAGTAACAGAACTTTATGAAGAATGTTTATTTTAAGGAGAGTATATGAAATACAGAGTGAAAAATTGGGATAAGTTTCAGCATTATAAACCTAAGACTTATGCAGATGAAACTAAGAAAATGCCATGGTTTAAACTTTATGGAATTGACTTATTAGAGGATTATGAATTTAATGCAATGAGTCACGACCAACAAGCTATTTTAATAAAACTATGGTGTTTAGCTAGTCAATATGATGGTTTTTTACCTGAAGACCAGGCAATTGCTTATAGGTTAAGATACCCTATAAACTTCGTAAATTCTGTAATAAAATCATTAAGTAAGTGGATAATAGAGTGTGACTATAAAAATTCTATACTAGATAGAGATAAAGATAGAGATAAAGATAAAGATATATATATGCTATCGCATAAGTCGTTTTTAGAATTTTGGGAAATATATCCAACTCGTAAAATATCAAAAGTTAAATGTGAGGAAAAGTGGCGTAACAGAAAATTGTATGAAATTAAAGATGAAATACTTGACCACATTAAAAAAATGAAAGATACTCGCAGTTGGAAAGAAGGATACGTACCAGCAACGACCACATACATTAATCAGTCTAGGTGGAACGACCCTATAGAAGAAACTATCAAACCTAAAAAAGTTTGGGAAGGTGGCATCTAGTGAACATAGGCGAAGTAATAGATAAACTAACAGTTAGCCAATCAACAGTTCAAGAATTTTATAATGAGGGGTATGGACATGCAGAGTTTAAAGTTAAAGGTACGGATATATTTGCTGATGACTTGGTCAAGTATTTTGGTGAGGAAATTCATAGTGGAAAATCGCTTGGCTGGGTTAAGACGGAAGATAAGTTCAGGGTTAGGGCTTCGGAACTAACAATTCTCACCGGTGTATCAGGTCATGGTAAGTCAATGTGGTTATCACAAGTCATATTGTCTATGATGAAACAGAATACTAAATGCTTAATAGCTTCTTTAGAAATGAGACCTGTTTTAACATTGGCTAGAATGGTTACCCAGGCATTAGGTTCACCAGAGCCAACAGATGAATATATACATAAGTTTTGTGAGCGTGCTAAAGACAAGTTATATATTTACGACCAAACAGGTGTAACTACTTCACAAGATATGGTTGCTACGTTATACTATGGAAAACATATTCTAGGTGTAGAAGTATTTGTGATAGATAGTTTAATGAAGCTAAATGATATTTCTGAAGAGTCACTAGATGCACAAAAAAGGTTTGTTAATACTTTGGCAGTAGTATGTCGTGATTTACAAATACACATATTTTTAGTGGCACATACTCGTAAGATGAAAGATGAAACTGACATTCCTGATGCAACAGATTTGATGGGTTCAAGTCATCTGCGTAATTTATGTGACTCACTAATCCTATGCTGGCGTAACCGCAGCAAAGAAAAATTAATAGAAGCAGGAAACACACCTGAAGCTGAGTTAAAGATTATTCCAGATGCTAAGGTCTTTGTACAGAAGCAGCGTAATGCACAATGGGAAGGTTCATTTAACTTTTGGTTTGACCAAAAAGGTTTGCGATATAACGAGAGTCCACCAAGATGACCATAAATGAATTTATTAAGCAATGCAAAAAGCTATTTGGTTCAGACATAGAATACAAAGCAACTTCTAAAGACGGACAAGTATTTAAAACGAAAGGATGGAGAGATGATAAAGTGGGCATTAACCAAAGACAACTTACCTCAGCTTATAGAGAAACTAAAAGCTCTTGACTTTACTAAACGTTGGCGTGTAACAGTAGATGATAAAATAACAAGAAGTTTAGAAGCCAATGAAAGACTCTGGGCATTATATACAAGTATTTCTAGGCATACAGGCATTGACAAAGACCAGCTCCATGAGTTAATGGGTTACAAATTTTTAAGAGAACAAAAACTTATAGCAGGTATACCTTGTGAAGTGATTAAATCAACGACAAAATTGACAAGTTCTGAAATGTCTGAATACCAAAACTCAATAGAAATTTGGGCGCAGACTAATTTAGGTTGGATGTGGGATTACGAATGAAAGTATTAATAGCTTGCGAATTTAGTGGAACAGTTAGAGAAGCATTTGCTAAATTAGGACATGATGTAACTTCATGTGATTTAGAACCCACAAGTGTGCCTGGTAAACATTATCAAGGTTCTGTATTAGATATTTTAAATGACGAATGGGATATGATGATTGCACATCCACCATGTACATATTTAACTGTAACAGGAAATAAATGGTTTAAAGATGAATACAAAGATAGGTTTCCTACTAGGCAACAAGATAGAAAAGATGCTATAGAATTTTTTATGGCATTAGTCAATGCAAATATTCCTAAGATAGTTATTGAAAATCCAATAGGAATTATGTCAACAACTTATCAAAAACCAAATCAAATTATTCAGCCTTGGCAATTTGGACATGAAGCATCTAAATCTACTTGTTTATGGATTAAAGGATTACCATTATTAAAACCAACAAACATAGTAAGCAAAGGTGAGTTTGTAACATTTAAAAGTGGTAAACGAATGACTAAGTGGTATGCAGACGCAGCTAAATATAGCCCTAAAGAACGTGCTAAAATACGTAACACTACTTTCCAGGGAATAGCAGATGCTATGGCAGACCAATGGGGTAAAAATGAACTATCGTAACGCTAAACTACTTAAACTAGCAGATGGTGCACCATGTATGATGTGTTCTATGCAAGATGGAACTGTAGTATCTGCACACTCTAACCAACTACGTGATGGTAAAGGAACAGGTATTAAGGGACATGATTATCGTATAGCTTTCTTATGTCACCAATGCCACCACATGATAGATAATGATAAGATGTTAGATAAACATGATAGAATAGCAGCATGGGAAGAAGCACACCGTAAAACTATAGGCTGGTTATTTACTAACGGATATTTGGAGGTAAAGTAATGGGTAAAGGTTCTGGAAGAAGACCATTGTTAATTTCTGAACAAGAAGCACAAGATAACTGGGACAAGATATTCAAAAAAGAAAAGAATAGTCCTGACGTTTCACCACATGCTTATGAATACGAACTTAATAAGTCTACCGGTAATGTAGAGAAAAGATTTAAAGACGGAACATCTAAACCTAACGAAAGTCAATTTGATGGCAACTAGCCCAACGCAGTTAAGTCTTAAAAAATTACGAGAAGAAGGATACACAGTAGCAGTAGTAGAACATTGGAATAGTTTTGCAAGGATAAGACAGGACTTGTTTGGCTTTATAGACTTACTAGCTTTAAAGGGTAAAGAAGTATTAGCGGTACAAACAACTACAGCAGGTAATATGTCAGCTAGAGTAAAGAAAATAGGTGACCATGAAAACGTAGGACATGTTCGTGAAGCTGGTTGGACTATTCATGTACATGGTTGGCATCAAGACGATAAGAAAAAATGGCATTGTAAAATTAAGGATGTATCGTGAATACCAGAG